GTAGTGGTACGTTCGCACGCCATCACAGCTCGGTGAGGTCATGCACGTCTCCGCCACGGAAGTAGCGATAGGCGGCACGAAGTCCCGACATCGTGGCGGCAGCCGTGCCCATTGCGCTGACGACATGTGACGCTGACTGCGCAACGTCCTCTGCAGTCGCCTTCATCGCGGCAGCTGCGCTGAGAGTCGAATTCGACGTCTCGCGCATTGCGTTGATGGCGCTCCAGGCAGCGGCGCCGCCGACGGGGTCGGAGGAGTGTGAGACCTTGGCACGGGCCGTCTTGCCGATGAGCTCAAAGTGTGCGTACACCTCAAACTCGTACAGCAAAGACGTCGTCGACGGTGCGGCGACCAGAATGCCGATCGGGCCGTGCGTCGAGTCGAGCTCCAGAGCATCCTGCGAGTACTCGAGCTCGTCCGGCGCAGCGGGTGTCCAAACGACTTGGTGCCACTTCCGCGACACATCAGCGGTGTGAACCTGCTGATACCCGCGCAAGTCGGTGGTGTCGCAGCTGAGGAGCGACAGGTGGTCCGGCTCAGAGAGACCGAACAAGCTGCCGCCCATATCGAGCTGCGTGCCGACGTAGCGTACGCGAATCCCGGCGGCGACCAGCCGATACGAAAGCGAACCGGCTGACGCTGCGGGGGCGGAGAAGCTTGCGGACGTGTACGGAGAATTCGACGCCGGCGTGGTGACGCCGGAGCCGGTGAACTGGAAGCTGCCGATTGCAGCCGACGAGTCGGTGAATGCGACGCTCAACGCGTCTGACATAATCATCGCTCGCGGCTCGGCCCAAATCCAGCCCGTCTTCGTAGAGTTCGCACCGGTCGAGAACGTGCCCTTCGTCCAAACGCTTATTGGAGCGCTCGGGAAGTTGGGCCCGAGCGGCACGTGCACCATTGCCGGCGCTGACTGGAATGGATTGGCAAGAAGCTCAACCCACTCACAAGTACAGGCCGACAGGCACACGCACTGCCGGAATTGTCCTCGCGGTCGCTTTCCGATCTTGCGGCGATGCTCCATCCTTCGAGCATCGCGGCGCGCGTCGCGAGAGGCCATCGCGCGGATGGCCTGTCGAACATCAGGCTGAACCTTGACAGCCATGACAACGTGTTGTTGTACTCACCCGTGCGCGCCCAACACAGAGCGCGCTGTCAGATATTATTATCCCCTCTGACAATTCCCACCATCCGCCCACCCGTGCGCTCACGCCATGTCACGCTCAACCATGCCCTCGACTGCTAGGTCGTGGATCATGTGAGGTAACTTGCGTATCGAGCGCAGGGCCGTAGAGAACGCCTCCTCAGCCGACTCAGCGATGTTGTACCGCTGAAAAAATGTCGACCAAGTGTCTGCTGCTGGCTCCGGTGGCGTCACGCCGGGGCCAATCTGCCACTTTTTACTCGGCGGCTCATGCCGAAACTGCTCTGGTACGAGTTGACTGACGATATCCACGTACTTTCGCAGGAAAGGGACAAATGAGAAGTCGCGGTAAGAGTTCAGCACTCCAGCATAGTCGCGCCACATGCGTGCATCAGGCACGTTGCGCAACGTCCAGCCAATCTTGGCCAACTGACGACCAGGCAGAGGCGCCCAGAAGTAGTGGCCATCGACGGGCAAGAACATGCCGGAAAGGAATGTCACCTGCGACGGCTCGCGCGTGATGTTCAACGTGATCTCGTATCCGAGCTCCAGCACATCGGCGCGAACGCGGTCAGCCATCTCACTCAGGCCGACCCCTTGCTGGTTATAAAACCGAACGCGACGCTGGATGAAC